TCGGACCTCGTGCACAACGCTATGAGGAGGGGACGCTTTCGCGGCTGCGCACGCGGCTGCCGCTTCTGTCAGGCGGGGATTGCCTACCGTCCTGCACGTGAGCGCACAGAGGAGAACCTGCGACGGATGGCACACGGGATGGTCGAGGCGACGGGATACGACGAGATGAGCCTTACCTCACTCTCCTCGGCGGACTACTCCTGTCTCGGGCGGCTTGTAGACGATCTGATGGAGGATTATGCAGGGGACAAACTCAGCTTCTCTCTGCCGTCGCTGCGCATCGACAGCTTCTCAATTGATCTCGCGCACCGCATGCAGCAGGTGCGGAAATCGGGGCTGACCTTTGCGCCCGAGGCAGGGACACAGCGTCTGCGCGATGTCATCAACAACCAGTTGCTGCCGCGTATGGTGGCACACAAATTTCCACTTGCAGGTTGCCGCTTCGACTGGAACGACACCATAGATTACACACCCGAACAGCAGGTGGCCTATGAGTCGATGATTGCCGACCGCTATGAGGTCGACCCCGAATATTTTGCCAAGAAATATGCCATGCCCGTAGGGGAGAGAAGAGAGGCTGCCCTGCCAGCTTCTTTGGTTCACGATGGGAAAGGAAGACAAGGTAAGACCTTGGGAAAAGATTTTTTCGACTAAGCCCCGCTGCCTATGTGGGGCTGCACAGTCGTTATGAAGCATTGCTCGCTGGGGAGCATTGCTGTGCTTTATCAGCAAAAAAGATAGACCCGAAGCAACAGGAACAGCTTCGTGCGGCATTCAAGTCGATGATGAAAGGCCTTTTTAAGCAGCAGGGCGCATCACTCGATATAAACATCATCACCTCCAAGGAGGTGCAGGCCTTTATTGAAACACATGCCGACGTGTTGAACAGTACTTTTGAGCAAACGAAGATGTCGGCCACCATGCGCGATAGCTTGGAGCGTTCCACCTATGTTTTCTCGGGGCTCAAAACCTTTCATGAACTCAATGAGGCCTTTCCTGCCCTGATCGATGAGAATGGTAATCGCAAGTCGTTTGAACGCTTTTTGAATGACGTTCAAAAGGTGGACAAAACCTATAATGAGCATTACCTGCGGGCGGAATATAACTTTGCACATGCTTCGGCCGGGATGGCGGCGAAGTGGGAGGCGTTTGCCGAGGATGGCGACCGTTACAACCTGCAATACCGCACGGTGGGCGATGATCATGTGCGCCCCGAGCACGCTGCCCTCAACGGTACGACGTTGCCTTTCAGCGATGCGTTTTGGGACAGCTACTATCCGCCCAACGGGTGGAACTGCCGTTGCACGGTGGTGCAGGTGCGCAAGACGAAATATCCCGAGACACCGCACGAGGAAGCCTACAAGCGTGGGGCCGAGGCTTTGGCTAACGACACGCGCGGCATGTTCCGCTTCAATCCCGGCAAGCAGCGCAAGGCCATGCCCGACTATAATCCCTACAGCATACGCCGTTGCAACGACTGCGATCTTGCCAAGGGGAAAACAACCCTCGCCTTTGTGCCCGAGAATGAATTGTGTGCTGTGTGCAGGTTGGTAAGACAATGCTATGGGGATAAGACAAAATCGGAGCGAGCCATTGAGCGCATACATTACTTGCACGAAATGGAACCGCTGCTTAAGGTGAAGCATGAAAAGCCGATAGAAGATGGAACGATTAAGGTCGGTTTCTCTACCTACGGCAACAAACACCTCTTCTCCGATACGTTCGGCAGGTCAAAGGTACTGGAGAAAGAGGACTTAAAAGATTTAGGGAAGATTCTTGCAAACAGCACCTTTGTTGATACGTCTGCGCTGACACATCCGCGCAAGGATAATATTCAGCAGTTCTATTATTACGAGGCAGAATTACATGGGAAAAAAGTCAGACTGAATGTGGCGAAAGAGGTAAGGTTTAGACCAAATGGGAAACCAAGAACTACATATTTCCTCTATTCTGTAAACGACATAAAAGAGTAAAGCACCAAGGGCGGCGGTTAGGACTCAAATGCCAGGTCACCTTTCCCTCAGTGCTTTATCTGCTGCAAATATACAAAATAATCCGTTACCTCCAAAAAAAGTAACGGTTTTTTTTATGTTTTACGCTACGTTTACACCGCAGCAGTCTTTCAATATGGCCTTCAGTAGCCAAACCATGTTATAGAGATTGTCACTATCGCGTTCTGCGATACACACATCGTCTGCCACAAGTGCCCTGCCATAGCATTGAATGCTGTCGAGCAACATTTGGGCCAAATCCGTACCATAACCGCTTTCTAAAATCTCCAATACCGTAGGATATTTTTCCATGACCTACTCCTCCGTAAACTCCAACATCAGTTCCTTACCGCTCTCAACTTTCTTGCTGGCACTCAGCAGAAGCCGAACACCCAGCAAGGTTGTGAACCAGCCTGGATGCGTCATGCCGAAAAGCTGTATCTTGCGGGCAAGGTCACGCTTGGCATTCAGTCGATGCACGCTCTGTGTGCTCTCTGTGCGGCTACCAATGCACCGGAACACGTCATTGATACTGTACCACTTCACACCCTCGTTCTCTACCATGCGGACTTCACCACCCATAAACTTAAAACTCTCGTAGGGGATGTCGCGCAGGTCAAGGAAGCCACCTGCCATCCGGCTTTTCATCGTTTCATACCTGCCCGTTTTCCTAATGGCAGGCAGCACTTCACTCGTCACCCATTTGCGGAACCTCTTGGCCTCCGGCTTGCGGCTCTGGAAAATCAAATGATACAGGCCGGACTCGTTGGTTGCAGTAAACTGTTGTTTGCCACCAAGGGTGTCCACTAATACCGACCCCCTTTCGTCTTCATCAAGTCTTGATATTGCATCACGGTACTTTTCAATACCAAGAACTTGGCACACGTCCTTAGCTACGAACCAAGGTTCGTTGTTAATCACTTGTACACGGATAGGTGTACTTTCCTTCTCATTGAAGTTGAATACTTGCAAGCCCGTAGCTTGCGCATTGTTGTTGTTTAACATAACTGATAAATTTTGAACATTGGCGGTTTAAAAAACGGTGCGCCACTTCCCGCTGTTCAAGTCTTATCAGATGACCGACACAGCCATTACAACTGCATCACGGGGTTAGCGCGCCGCCATTGTATGATGTTTCACACAAGGGCATAAAAAATGCCCGCATGCAGCGCATCGGACGAACCTAATCGCCATCTGATTAAAACTTGAACGCTGCAAAGATATGAAACATTTCTCAAACTACCAATGTTTTGATGGTTTTTATTTAAAGTGCTTACTTTACAGCATACCTTTCACGCCATACACCTCAATACTCTCAAGAATATCCTCGTGGTTGTGGTTGGTAATAGTTTCTGTGAGCCTCAGGCCGTGGAAGCTGTCGCCCTCCACGCCGTCCATGGCTGCGCGAATTTGGGCAATCAAAGCCCACGCGGCTTCCTGTCCGCCCTCTAACCAGTCGGTTACGACGTGCAACCTGATGCTGCCTTCACCACGATAGCCACCACCCACGTAGGGTTGCCACGCTATCGGGCCAAACTCTACGAACACGGCAGGACGTGCCCAACTGTCTTCCTGCTCGATGAACTCCACGTTGTGGTTCCACAAATCGACGTGCTTCACTGCTTCAATCTTTTCCATCGCTGCCTTGATGGCAGCATACAATTCTTTTCTCATTTTCCATTCAGTTTAAATTCGTTGTTAAAATATTCCTCTAAGTTTTGCTCAATGATTTCCGTTACAGCCTTTTCCACTTCGGGTGAAGCACCGAGGAACTGCCGCCGAGGTATCTTGATGCTGCTGCCCACCTTCATCAAGGCCATGAATTTCCAAAAGGCGGCCTCGCTGCTGAGCTGCTGTGTGCGGTGGTCGCCTCGCTTTTCGCCATTCTTCTTGCGGCC